TTCCTTAAGGAGTAATGCCATGTCGTTTGCTGATCCACAATCCGTTACTATCAATGCCGTGCCGATATCTCTTCCAAGAGTATCGTCAGGTATTTCCAGCGGAAGTTTTTCTTCCGCAGACGGAAATACAAAGCTGCTCGTCGCTCACGCCTATGGTAAGCGTGTTCGTAGAACAGCTCGGCTTGATATCCGGAAGATTGCCGCTGACCCGTACCTTACGTCAACAAATGTTCCTTATACCATGTCAGTTTACATGGTTGTGGACCACCCGTTGGCGGGGTTTAGTGTCACCGAGCAAAAGCAGCAGGTAGACGGTTTGACTGCCTACTTGACTGCGTCGACCGGAGCTAGAGTCACCCAGCTTTTGGGTGGCGAAAACTAGCACCTGGATTGGGGATGTTGGTTTAACCAACGTCCTTATGTGGAAGAAGTTCCGCATTCAGTAAACACAGGCTAATGCAGGCCTTACCTCTCTATTAGAAAGGAGGGCCGCCTAGTGGATAAATCCCTAGGTAGGCTTATGTTACTCCTGCGGAATGTCCTCGATGAAATGGGGACATGGTGTGGCACAAGCACCGCTCGTGATATGAAGTATATCACGGGTAGGGTTGAAAATGAGGGGATTTCGTTTTTAACGATTTCCCTGCCAGCTTTTTGTTCAGACTTCGAAAGATGTCTGGATGAAGGCATGGTGACTCACGCATCTTTTACGGGTTTCGCCCGTAAAAGACGAGGTCTCCCCCTATTTCTAGGAGGTTTCCTTGAGCTCATTTTCGCTCGTGAAGGTGGTCGTCTATTAGACGATCCTTCGATTGACGCTATTCAAGCCGTTCGACAGATTACTCTGTTGTTCGGTAAGATATTGCTTCCTTGTAGTGATACGAGGAGGCGTGCGGCAATTCGAGGGTTCGTCGAAACAGACAACGAGGTGTATAGAAATGAGGCAGCATTGTCTTTGGAGAAATCCGAAGACTTTGTTATGATGTCTCAACTTCTCTGGACAGATGTGTTCTCTACTGTTTCTCTTCGGATTAATAGTAGTGAACTTCTGCCCAAGCATGGCCCCGGAAAGACAGCTGACCGGCTTGACGGTAACGCCAAGTACGATCAGTCTGAATGGACCGAGGGTTTGGAAGAGGTGTTTCCAAAGCACCTTTATCTAGTTCCAAACATCAACCATTCGGTTGACCATGTCACCTTGTTGCCGCCCGGAGCAGAACGACCTGTAAGGGTCGTTGATGTTCCTAAAACGTTAAAAACACCTAGGATTATCGCGATTGAACCGACCTGTATGCAATATATGCAGCAGGCCGTTAAACGCGAGATCCAGGAAGCTATCGAGGGTGACAACCTCGCTAGTAGCTTCGTCGGATTCACTCGTCAAGAGCATAATCAGCTCATGGCGAAGAGAGGGTCCCGTAAGGGAATTCTCGCTACGCTCGATTTGAGCGAAGCATCCGATCGTGTTTCTAATCAGCATGTACGGCTTCTACTGCTTAATCATCCTAGCTTAGCTAGGGCGATTGGAGCTACTAGGAGCCGGAAGGCTGACGTGCCTGACCATGGTATTCATACCTTGGCCAAGTTCGCGTCTATGGGTTCTGCTCTCTGTTTTCCAATGGAGATGCTGGTCTTTACGACAGTCATCTTCTTAGGGATTCAGAAGGAGCTTGGACGACGCCTTACTCGGGAGGATTTACTCGCCTTCCGAGGTTTGGTGCGAGTCTACGGGGATGATATTGTTGTCCCTGTAGAGTATGTGTCCGCTGTCGTGCAATCACTAGAGGATTTTGGTTTTCTAGTGAATACCCGTAAGTCTTTCTGGACTGGAAAATTCAGAGAGAGTTGCGGGAAGGAGTATTATGACGGTAACGATGTTTCCATCGTTAGAGTCCGCCATATGTTTCCTTCACGACGGCAGCACGCGAGGGAGGTCGTCTCGATTGTTTCGCTGCGTAACCAGCTGTTTATGGCTGGTATGTGGCAAACAGCGAGATGGTTGGATCAATACATCGAGAGGTTAATCCCTTTCCCTGCTGTTGGTCCAGAGTCTCCTGCATTAGGTCGTCTGTCGTCCTTAGGGTACGAGACCCAAAGGATAGACAGGCATCTACACGAGCCGCAAGTCAAAGCGATGCGTGTAGTAGCGAGACCACCAGTTTCTATACTGGATGGCTCGGGCGCCCTAATGAAGGTGTTTCTGTTGGCTGAAGAGCGTAGAAAACCATCTACGCGTCTTCAACCCGTCGAAGGCGATTATCGAGAGATAATAGTCGAAGACGAGAAACATCTAGAACGTGCAGGACGTGACCTGGCCGTCTGCATCATGCCAGGCTGGATCAGATCTTATTAGATCTGATTTCGGTACCGTAACTGGACCGAAGTGAGGAGCG